GTGTTGAAAACTACATAGGCAACCTACAAAGATTAACAGGCGTACTAGATGATGAGTTACGCCCAGCATTCCAGCAATTACTTACAGCTACAGGGTCTATTACTAAGAGCCAAGATGCTTTACAGACAGCACTAAACATAAGCGCAGCCACAGGCAAGTCTCTTACTGAGGTCAGCGCAGCCTTAACACGTGGCTTTAGTGGTAACACCACAGGCCTTAGCAGGTTAGGTGCAGGCATAAGCAAGGCCACGCTAAAGACTGGCGATATGGACAAGATTATGGGCGAACTTAATAAAAAGTTTGCAGGCCAGGCAGCAGCCAGATTAGATACTTATGCAGGCAAGATGGGTCTGCTTACAGTCGCAGCGGAAGATGCTAGAGAAACTATTGGTAAAGGCTTACTAGATGCGCTGTCATTATTAGGCAAAGACACCAGCATAAGTAGTGCAACAAATTTAATGGATGATTTTGCAAAGAGCACAGCAGATGCCGTAGTTGGTATAGCAGTCCTAGTTAATGAGTTAAAAAAACTAGGTAACACTAAAGTCGGTGGCGTATTATTTGATGTTAAAAATATCCCAGTACTAGGTGCTTACCTTGCAGGATTCTCAGAAATAGGCGCAGCGCAAAGAGCTAAAACCGCACCAGACAATGCACAAGGCCGTGCATCGGCTCGTATCTTTGGCCAACAGCTACGTTTAGAAAATAAACTATCGGAGCAGAAGAAAAAAGAATTAGCGCTGTTAGATGCCAAAAATAAGAAACAAACCGAGGTAGATAAACTGTCGGAGAAGTTTGATGTTGAGCGCATAGGCTTAATGAAGGCGCTAGGCGAGGCTACAGATGCTGAGACTAAGTTACGCATCCAGTCTAAGTTAGCCATCCTAGATAACAATGAGGCTTTGGCTAAGAAATATCTAGCAGAAATAAATGCTAAGACAGCTGCCGATCTATTGGCGGAAGGCGCTAACAATGCTGCTAATGCCCTTAATACTTTGCCTAATAAATACGATCAAATTTTTACCAGTTTAGTTGGCCAATTTAAATCGATGGGAATTGAAGCAGGTGCAGCAGCAGGCTTGGCTGCCTCATCTGCAAGATTACAGGCACAGGCTGATGCATTTTTTGCGCAAGCAAATCAATATGCCGTGCCAGGTGGTATGCCATCTAGTGCATCAACAGCTGCCGCAGCAGCGACACCTACAATCGTGCCACAGGTTACAGTTAATACAGGCGCAGTATTAACCAACAATCAAGAATTAGAGCGTTACATAATTGATGCTGTCGGTAACGCAACTAAATTGGGCGACAGGCTAGTACCACGTGGCGCAGTACCCACATTCTTACTACAATGACAGTACCAGTAGTAAACGCTTATATAAATTTTAGCACTGGACCATCCTTTGCCCAGGCTATGATTTTGGGATCGGGCTTATTAGATGTAAACATACTGGCTGATTCAGTTGCAATTATTGTCGATGTATCAGATCAAATTAACTTTATTCAAACCACTAGAGGCCGCAACCCTTTATTTGATGAATTTTCAACTGGCCAACTTACATTACGCATAGTAGATCAAAATGGTGATTTCAACCCAACTAACCCATTAAGCCCCTACAGCCCTGACCTAACACCTATGAAGAAGGTGCAGATTACTGCAACCTATGGCGCTACGACTTATCCTATATTTTCAGGCTTTATTACAAGCTATGTTAATACTCAACCTAAAGATGCTACGGAAGTTGCCTATACAACCATACAAGCTGTAGATGCATTCAGGCTTGCTCAAAATGCGCAGATAACTACTGTGGCAGGTGCTAGTGCTGGCAACCTATCAGGCACAAGAATTAACCAGATACTAGATCAAATTGACTGGCCAGCAACTATGCGTGATGTCGATGCAGGTTTAACAACCCTACAAAACGATCCAGGCACATTACGAACTTCACTTGGCGCTATGCAAACTGTAGCCAATTCAGAATATGGCGCTTTATATGTTAGTGCCGATGGTGAGTTTGTATTTCAGGATAGAGCGGTAACTGCTGGATCAATCGGTGGCACAATTACTACATTCAACGATAATGGCACAGGCATCCCATACGCTAATGCAAACTGGAAACTAGATGATACTTTAATCTTCAACTCATCTACTGTTACTAGAATAGATGGCACGCCACAGACTGCCATTAACCAAGCATCAATAGACAAATACTTCATACATAGTTTTCAGATCCAAGATCTATTAATGCAGACCGATGCCGTAGCCCTAGATTATGCCCAGGCTTATACAGCTAGTAGAGCCGAGACCAGTGTGCGATGCGATTCTATTGAGTTAGACCTATACACGCCTAACTACAACGCAGGCATAATTGCAGCCCTAGAGCTTGACTTCTTTGATCCGATCAGGGTGGTTACTACCCAGCCAGGTGGATCTACCCTGGACAAGACCTTGCAGATATTTGGCGTGCAAAACGTCATTACACCCAACAGCTTTAGAGTGGTCTTCACGACTTTAGAACCCGTGCTGGATTCTCTAATTTTAAATAACAATATCTATGGCACTTTAGACTATAATGTGCTCAGTTACTAAGGAGTAAAAATGGCAGCAGGATTAGGATTTAAGGACTTTGCGACAGGCGAGGTATTGACCGCAGCCGATGTCGATGGCTACTTGATGCAAGGTATCTGGGTTTTTGCTAGCAACGCTGCTAGGGATGCAGCTGTGACAGCACCAGCAGAAGGTAACTTTGCATTTACTAAAGACACTAATAGTTTATGGTATTACGATGGCGCAGCCTGGGTCGCTTCAGGCGCAACAGGTGATATTGAAGGTGTAACCGCTGGAACAGGAATAAGCGGTGGCGGTACTTCAGGAACAGTAACAATTACTAACTCAATGGCAACAGCAATAGACGCTAAAGGTGATTTGATTGTTGGAACAGGTGCAGACACTTTTAGTAAATTAACTGCTGGAACAAATACTTATGTTTTAACTGCCGATAGTGCTGAAGCAACAGGCTTAAAATGGGCTGCACCTGCTGGCGGTAGTTCAACATTTGTTGGCTGTTCTTTATATAAATCTAGTCAAAGTGTTCCAAATGCTACTTATACTGCTTTAACTTTTAATTCAGAATTATATGATACGAATGGATTCCACGATAATTCTACAAACAATACTAGAATTACTATTCCCTCTGGCAAAGGTGGTTATTACGAAGTTGCGTTTGCAAATCCATTAGGAGCGAATACAACTGGCGATAGAATTTACCACATATACAAAAATGGCTCTTTGATAAGTGAGCATGGTGGGACGCCTTCTGCTGTTTATCCTATACACGAAGGCAAACAAAACCTTTCATTGGCAGCAGGAGATTATTTAGAATTATATTTTTATCAATCAAGTGGTAGTTCTATGAGCATTTCATATACATCAACTGGCGGATTCTTTTCAGTCGCATTTTTAGGAGCATAAATTATGGAGCTATGGGAAAAAATTGTAAGTACATATCCAGAAACTGCCGAAAACAATTTTGCAGTTTTTAGGAATTTAATTATTCTTAAAGATGATGGCGATGGCGTTGCTTATATTGCCAAGTGGGAATATAGCCAACCAATTCCAGAGGGCTTGACACTAGGCAAACCCTCAGCATAATTTCGAGGAATTGTGTCGATGAAACCTAAACTATGTGCAGCTGGTGTGCAGTTAAGAGATCAAGTTGATACGTGGTTTCCAGATAGGCGTACTGCCAGTGATGGGTGGGTGGGCGATAGCCGTCACGCCGCCCGAAAGTCGGATCATTCTCCAGACGAATTTGGGTGGGTCAGAGCAGTTGATATTGATTCTCGCTTGGGTTCATCCGAAGGGATCAGTGCTTATGTGGCTGACCAAATCAGAGTCGCTGGCAAAACCGATAAGCGTTTATCTTACGTCATCCATAACGGACACATCGCTAGCAAGATATTAAATTGGAAATGGCGTAAGTATCGTGGCGTAAATCCACACAAGCGACACATACATATTAGCTTTACAAAGTTAGGCGACAAAGATGGCAAGCCGTTTGATATACCACTACTAGGGGGCAAAATATGAAGATAAGCAAAAAACAAAAAGCAATACTAAAATCATACTTTAGAGGCG